CCCGTAACCCCACCAGATGGTGCAGATGATATCCCTACAGATGGTGGAGTTATATAACCACCACCCCTGTTAGTAACATTGATATAGTGTATACCACCTGAAGTTATAATACCAGTGTATGCTGCTGCTGTAACGCCCGTACCGACCATTGTAAGCGTCTGTGACGGTCCTAAAATGGTTGAGATACCATCTTCACTAGTTCCATCTGTTTCGTCTCCTACAAGCTCATTATCGATCTCATCAATACCTGTATCAATAACCTCATCTTCGTAACGGAAGAGTTCACATCTAAGTTCATAAACATAATTCTTTTGTAGTTGGTAGAATGGTTTTTCGTGCTCTACAAACTTAATCTCAAATAGACGATCTCCTAATGGAAAATATATTAAATCTCCTTCTTTAGGTCTAGTTGTTAGTTTTACATTATCCTCATTCTTCATTAATGGAGAAATATAATCCTCAAATCTCTCTCTAGAAATAATTAAAGTTAATTCATTTGTTGCCTGAATACCAAACTTTGATAATAAAACAGGGTTCTGTCCATATCCATCATAATTTTCTACATATGCCTCTATAGGATATGCATCATCAAACTGAGATCTAATTACTTCTCTAATAATATTATTTTCAGTCATGTATTTACGAGGTAAATAATGCACCTCGACACCATACATCTTCAACTGTTCGTTGATTAGATCTTGAATAAGATTCTGTTCAGTTTTAGCACCTTGTTGAAAGTATGGATTAAGCATATTCTCAACCTATCATATCTAATGGTGGCAATTCATAAGTATTAGACATCATTTCACGAATTCTTTCTAATTCTTTTTCACCATCATCAAAAATTTGTCTTCCATTTAATTCAACACCACCAGGTAATTTAACACCTTGGAATTTCATTAAATTTTGACCCCATTGTCTTTTAATAAGAGCAGTTGTATATGGTTTTAAGAATGAATCATTCCAAACTCTAGTAAAATCATTTGGATTTAAGAGTCTATAACAATCCATAACAAGCCAATCACCCTCATCAAGACTTGCCCAATCAATATCTAAATATAATCTATCTTGTCTTTGATTAAATCTTATTTGCTTCTGTGTTGTTAATGCAAATTCAATATCTTCCAAATATGTTTTTGTCATTGCATAAGTAAGCATCTCCATTGATCCCCAATAATACATATCATTCAAGAACATTTGATACTTAACACTAAACATATTATTAGTGGCAGTATTGGTTCCATCAAAATGCATTATCTTATTTACACCAATAATCTCTGGTGGAACTTGTAAATAATTACTATTTTCATACCAATTAAAAGAAGTAGAAACTCCTGCAATTGTAGCATCAGCAGTAGTAGTTACTATTCCTGCAGTATTAGTTGTATTTGTCTTCTTAGTTGCTCTTCCTCTATCAATATCGTCTTGTGTTACAGCATACTTCATGTATATCTGAGTAACACCATCAAAATGTCTTTCTTGAAAATACTGAACAGCATCATCAATTAAATCATCTACTTGCTCGTCGGCAACATTAACTTCCAAGACAGGAGCACCTAGCTGCCTTAAACAGTAATCTTTAAAAGTCGCTCTACTGGTTGGTTGTGCCATTTAACCTATTATCCCCTGTAATATTTAGGGTGCTGATGATATACCAGAATAAACTAGAATATTACCATTGACAATATTATATATTGTTGCACCAGAACTCACTAAAACATTATAAACATAACGACCTTGTGTTAAATTATTAGTATCAGTTGAACCAAGAGATATATTAAATACTCCTCCAGCAGCACTCGTAAAACCTACGGTAAATGTTGTGGTGACTCCTAGTGTTGCACCCACGGCGACGCTCTTAGACATTTGAGCAGAACCAGTCCACCCAGTAGTTGTAGCAATACCTACAGCATTTGATCCAGAAAAATCAAAAGCAGCATTAGATGTATCAGTTACATTATATGTTGTGCTAAAATTAGAACCACCATAAATGGTTAAATTAGCTGCATATGGAACTCCAGCATCTGGATCAAATGTTAGATTCTTACTTGCCATTTACTAATTCCTTTAGTAGAGATTTGATTTCGTTCATTTCACCTTTTAGACTATCTAAATCATCTTTCATAGTATCAAGATCTTCATTTCTTTTACTTTTTGCACTACGTTGAATTACGTATTTATTATAATCCATATTATTTACATTAATAATTGATCCTGTTTTTGGATCTCTTGCGAGATCCTTATGTCCTTCAACATTATATAATTCTTCAGACATATCATGCTAATGCCATAACTCTAAGATCCTTCATTCTTGGAACATAAACTTGATTAGTTGATGTAAGTACAATCTTAATTCTATAAACCCTATATGGGGGTAAATCCTCAATATTCCAACTAACTTCCTTATATGTTAAATCTTCAGGAACAAAACCATATCTATTAGATGGTAGATTATACGAATCAGTTTGACCATTATTATCTTTTGGATTAATAACTTGATTTGTATTCTTATCTAGATTTCCATATCCTGGGAAAGGGGTGAAAATAGGTTCAAGTCCACTATCATTAGAAATATAATAAAATGCTCTTACATCACTATAAGCATTACTGTAAATGTTTGCAAGTATCTTAAGTGAAGTAGCAGCATTTTCTAGTTGCATTTCCTTAGAGATATACTGACACGCAGATGGGTCAGTATCTATTCTACCAACTCTGTTGTCAGTTGCAAAATCTGTAATTTCACTATTAACCCTATTAGATGTACAAATAAGAGCACATCTTTGACTATCAATCATAGGACTTAACTTACTGGTAGTTGTATTCAAGAACAATCTTAATTGAGCTGATTTATTTCCAGTAACATTAGTCAATTTAGTATCTTCATTAACTTGAGATGCAATCAATCTAGGAGTATTCATATAATTGTTACTATTTAAAGTAACTGATTCAAATCCATTATCAACCCAAGGAATTTCAGTACCACTCATACTCTGACCAGTGGTTGTTCTCAATTCTCCAGTTACATTAGTTCCACGAATTGTCATATTATGAATCATTGGTGTAACCGTCTCAAAAGGAATATTTTGAGTTGCTGATATAAAATCACCACCAGTCGATTTAGTTGAATTGAAGTATAAAGCAGAATATCCACCTGTGCCATCACGATTTGTATATCCTGTTTCACCAGTCATATCAATTTTAAGATTATAAGAATCAAATTTAATTGAATTTGATAAATCCGAATCAGATAATGAATGAAGTCTATTAATCCTTGCTAAATTAACTCCACCCAATTCATATTTGTAAACAGGAATTCCTGGAAGGAATGCTTGGGTACTAGTACCAAACATTGATCTTGTAGAAATACCAATCAATCCACTACTTTCAACAGATGAATAAGACATAATCTCATAATCATTACCTGGGTCACCAACCATTAAATATCCAAAGTTAGTTGTACCAATACCAACACCCTCAAAATTCTCAAATATACTTCCATCTTCTACCTGTAGATTATTAACAGTAGTGGTTAATATCCTACTAGTTAATCTTGAAGGTCTTATATCAGACATTGCATCGGATATTTCAACAAGATTATCATTGAAATACATTCCATGATTTTTGTGATCCATTTTAACATGTACTCCGTCACTAACTGTGACAACAGAACTTGCCTGAACATCTCCACCATATCCTGCATTTAATTCATTTATATTTCCTGCAGCATTGGTTAGCATTATAGTCTTAGCAGCACCAACTGCAAAATTACCTTGAACATTGCCTACAACTAATTCACTGGTCTGTCCAATAGATACAATCGTTAATCTTGCATCTCTACCAACAGAGTTAACACCAAGAGTTGTGAATCCAACAACATCACCAACAACATATCCACTTCCACCAGATGTGATAGTTGCAGTTCCAACTACTCCATCTTTAATATAAACAGATGCGGTTGCTCCTCTTCCAGAACCAACAATAGTAACCATATTTACACCTGTAACAGTCCTAGAACCGTCTGCAGGAGTATATCCAATACCTGTATTAGAAACACTCATAGTTCCTGATGCAGCACCACCAACACCCAATAAGACTCCACTAGCTAATTCTGTTCCACTAGCATCCTGTGATATCTTACGTCCTGGTAATAATGCAGTATCTGCTACAGTAGTACCTAAACCAACTCTAACTTCTCTTGAAATTATATTAAGAGAATCGGGCATTAATTTTGGAACTTGAGCATTACCAACTCCAAGTGAAGGACTATACAGATCAACTGATCCAGACTCTAAGAAATCTGCTCTATAAAGAGTAAATTTAAGATCTTCCCATTGACTTGGTTCCCAAGTAGAAGCATTTTGTGACTTAAATAATGAACCAAGATATGGTTGGTTAGAAATAAATGATTGTGTTAATATATCAGTCTCACCAACTCTAGATACAAAAACAGCATATTTTGTTGAGTTTGATGCCAATGCCATGACATATTCTTTATTACCTTCTAGAAAAACTGGTGCTTTAAATTTAATATTTGTAGCAACAGATCCATCACCAGAAGTAGTAATTTGTTCAGGTTTAACTACTATTTCTGAGAAAGGAAGAATATATGAAGTTGGAACACCATTACTCATTGTTCTCAACTGGAATACCATTGGAACATTATTATCATCCTTAGATTGGAAGAATATATCACAACTAGTTACAAATACACCACTAGAATCATCCACTAAGAATGATTGTGCTAGAGGATCATACCAACCAATAATTGCATCCTTTTCTACTTCAGTTTTAACTACTTCAGAATTTGTAATTTGCAATCCAGTAGTTTTTTCAATATATTCTTGCTTAAACTCTTGCTTATGTTCAATTCTAGCATTTCTTACAGAAATAATTTGCTCTTGAACACTCTCAACAGTTCCTGATGCAGTATAAGCTTCTTCAGCAATAGTAGATGCAAAGTTTTGATTATTTTCTTGATCATTTACTAAGGTGAAGACTTTAGTACCAGTCTCAAATTTTGGATGAGTGGGATTATTATTAAAATTAGGAATCCAGAAAGTTCCTTGACAATCTGCTGATATATCAGTGATTAATCTCTTGTCAGTAATAGTTGCTGTTGCTCCAGAACTTTTACCAGTTATATTGGCACCTTGAACCATGCATCCATGATATTTTGGTTGTCCCATATCAGCCATACTATAAAGATCCAAATTCAATATAGTAGTACTTGAAGAATATCCACTTGGAAACGCACTATTATTGTAAGGATTATTTGAGTATGTTTCTGTTGGAGCATTAAATGGACCTTCTTTATGGTTTATAGAAGCTACTCTTGCACGAGCGAATCCATCAATACCTTTACTAAAAACTTCTTCACCAACTTGGAAAACACCTGATAGCATATTAACTTCAAGTAATTTAGGAGTACAGAACTTAGTTACATCTACTCCATCCATAAATGCATATAACTGCGTTAAAGGTTTAACTTTCTTAGCAGTAAATTCAATATTCCTAGATCTCATAAATGGAACAAGATCTCTACTTACAACTCTATCTCCAACAGAAGTTTCGTCAAATGTTTCGTGGACAATAGTTCTAAGACCAGATCTTTGTTGATGATCTTCTCTAGTAGTTTGTCTTAATCTTTCCTGTGAAGTGGTGGTAGTAGTTGTTGTTATCCACTGAGCAGGGTTATTATCAGGTTCACCATTAATCCAACCACCTTTACCCCAAGTATTACTTTCACTGGTAGTAGTTGTTGCTCCATCAAATTCTACAGATGTAGTTCCTGTCCATGTAGTTTCCCATGCATTCCATATAACAGGACCCATACCAGTCTGAGGATCAATACCTTCATTTCTTGCCAAATTATCCATTGTGGCAGCATAATTACCCTCAGTTTGAATAATTTTAGCATCAAGTCTTGCAGTATCTACCCATGTATCAGATGCAGGATTCAATTCCATAGTTCCTTGCCAGAAACTAATCAAGAAAGGAGTAACACTTTCAGATCTTGTTGCAAAATTCTGTTTTAACCATTCAACTTCAGAATAATCTAATGTTATTGCGTCAGCATTTTTTCTTACATTAACACCTTCAAGAGTAGCAAATGATATGACTTCCTTA